ATGTTGTGCTTTGCGGAAAACGCGCGGCACGCTTCATCAAAATGGCTATGTGTGGAGACACTGAAATCAAACATGCTTAATACCTCACGTTATCCCAATATGGATGTATCAAGCCTGCATTGTGATTTCATGACCGGCTGCTGCTTCGATAATTAGGGCAAGCATGTTGATCTCGATGAGGCCGTTAACCCCATCCTTATTCCTGATAGGTAGGCGGTTTTCGCGGTACATCTGACGAACAGTCCCTTTCTTGTAACCTGTGCGACGGCAGAACTCTTCGACAGTAATGTACGGTTCTGAAATTACGAGATTGATTGATGGGCGCATTGAAAGTTTACGGGTCATGATGCAGTATTCCTCGGTTTAGGTATTAGATATCACTATTAAACGCTATTCATCTCATCACAGACCGAAGAATAGGATCACAAATCGGATATGTCAACGAAAGAAAACACAAATCGCCATGATGCGAAAGTGGTTCGTGAAGCGGTAGAGAGTAACCGGGGCGGTAAAGACGCGATTCTTCGTTTAGTTGAAGCGTACGGATTCAGCAGCCGTCAGGCGTTATGCACTCATTTGGGCGTTTCGCAAAGCACGTTAGCCAACCGTTCAGCCCGCGATACCTTCCCAGCTGACTGGGTGATTATCTGCCACGTAGAAACGGGAGCATCACTTACCTGGCTTACTACAGGTAAAGGTGCACGCTTTATGGAAGTTGAGGAATCCCGTGTTGTGATTGCGACACACAAAAAAATCTCAAATGGGATTTTAGAAGTCATGGATGATTTCATTCTGGATAAAGCATCACTACCTGAAGGCTTAAACGCCCCGTTTGTGATCAACGCAGATAGAAGCACTTATTTGGTTGATACCTATGAAGGTGAGATCGTCGATGGGTTATGGCTTATCGAGATTGATAAGTTAGTCAGCATCCGAGAGCTGGTACGTTTTCCCGGTGGAAGAATACGTGTCGAGAATGGGAAATCGTCATTTGAGTGCCAATCAAGTGACATCGTAGTTTTAGGCAAAGTGATCACCCGAACCGATTACCTTTAAGGCATGGAATGGCGATAAACAAATTACCCAACGGGAAATGGCAGGCACAGGTTTTCCCAAACGGCCGTGACGGCAAAAGGATTCGCCGCCAGTTTGCGACGAAGGGCGAAGCACAATCCTATGAGAAGTTCGTTAAAGAGCAGGCTCAAGATAAGCCCTGGCTGGGAGAGAAAGCAGATAAGCGGCGGGTAATTGAGCTGGTTGAATTGTGGTTCAACACGCATGGCATTACTTTGGCGGATGGTGAGAAGCGGCGAACCACAATGGCGTTCGCCTGCGAGGCGATGGGAAACCCACTCGCAACCGAGTTTAACGCAAAAATTTTTGCGTCTTATCGCGAGCAGCGGTTAAGCGGGAAGATCACACGCTCCACCCGTGTGAAGACGGTAACGCCTCGCACTGTCAATTTAGAGCTGGCGTATTTCAGGGCGATGTTTAACGAACTGCGCCGGTTAGATGAATGGACCGCACCCAACCCGTTAGAGAACGTGCGCGAGTTTAAAATCAGTGAATCTGAGATGGCGTATCTCACCATTGAGGAAATTAGAACGCTCCTCGCTGAATGTGAGAAAAGTCGATCTAAAGACCTGACTGCCATTGTGAAAATATGCCTGGCAACTGGCGCACGATGGAGTGAGGCAGAAGGCTTAAAGGGAAACCAAATCCGCGCCGGTCAGATCATCTACGTGAAAACTAAAGGCAAGAAAAACCGAGCGGTGCCGATAACTGAAAAATTACAGGCTGATCTGCCATCCAGCAGGAAAGCACAGGTGCTCTTTAAACCATGCTATTCAGCCTTTAGAAAGGCCATGCAACGTGCCGACATCGAGACACCTGCTGGGCAGCTTACGCATGTTTTGCGCCACACCTTCGCGTCTCACTTCATGATGAACGGCGGAAACATCCTTGTGCTTCAGCGGATATTGGGGCACACGGATATTAAGGTGACAATGCGTTATGCACACTTTGCACCGGATCACTTATCCGAAGCGATGTTACTAAACCCTCTTAGCAAAATGGAATAAAGAGGATATATAGTGAAAGACACTACATATAATTATACCTTGCAAGAATTGCTGTGTTTAAGGACGTTTGATGAGGTAGTAAGATCTAGGATAACACCAAATTTCAGCAAGCAAATAACGGAATGGGCTGAAAAAGAACTTCTAACCGGAAATGACTCTGAATCTTTATTGATACTTGCATCACTCAATTTTGAATCCCATCCCATTGATTATGAAGTTAATGAATATCTTGGTAGATATCAACGCGAAGTGAATGTTGTTAACCCAAGCGCAGAGCTAAGTGCTTTGGTGTGGCTACGGATGCAATTAACACTTTTAATGAATGCTAATTCATCAGAAGAAGTGGAAGGCAGGTTAGCTTTTTTTTCAATCTATGCGCTAGATTATTCTCCACGCGCATTTGCATCCATTGCATATCGCCTAAATAATTTCTATTGGGAATTGTATGATGAAGCTATGCCTGCATTTAATTCACGAGCTTCAAGCATGAGTAATGACGAATTAAAGATGTATGTAAAGGAATGGTGCGAACCTTACTACCGAGTACTCATTAACGAAGATTGGCTATCTATTTTGACTAAGCGGAAATAAAAATATGGGCGTAGAGTTTCATATCACACGAGCAGAATATTGGGCTGAAAACGATGATGACCAAATCAGTTCTGATGAATGGTTAGATATCATAAATAACGATCCCGAACTTAGTCTTTACACAAAGCACGGTGAGTATCACGCTATATGGAACGGCGAAGGAGCAGAAGAAGGAGCTTGGCTTGATTGGTCTGCTGGTAACATCGAAACCAAATGGCCTAATACTGCTCTGTATAGAAAAATGTTCCAGATATCTGAGAAACTTAAAGCTAAGGTTATGGACGATGAAGGCAGACTATATGAAACTCTAGACGCTTGGCAGTACGATCCAAAAAGCAGGGTATACCCGACTTCCAATAGCTCTCGAAATGACAGCGAAGTGTCAGCAGAACACAACGCCATACAACGTTTTCTGTCACTAATCGGTCTAAAGAAAAGATAAAAAAATCAGTAAATGAATAATTTTAATCTCTTCGAGCTGGGGCTCTTTAAACCATGCTGTCAAGCTTTTAGAAAGGCCATGCTTCGGGCTGGCATCGAAACACCTGTAGGTCAGCTTACGCATGTTTTTCGCCACACCTTCGCATCTCATTTCATGATGAACGGCGGCAATATCCTTGTGCTTCAGCGGATTTTAGGACACACGGATATTAAGGTGACGATGCGATATGCGCACTTCGCACTGGATCATTTGACTGATGCGATGAAGCTTAACCCGCTAGATCGAGCAAATTTATAATGATAAATTACACCTAAGGTCTTAGACACAAATGATCATCTGAAGTATTTAATTCATGGAGCCAATACTTTTCAACTATATTAAAACGTTATATTCCCAACCTAAAAACAAAGGTTAATATAATAACCTTATCATTAACCCTCTATAACTACAGGCCGAACCATCATTAAACATATAAAAATAGTAATGCAATACTGTAAATAATCATCGAATTCTTTCACACTCAAAACCATAAATGAGGAAGAAAATAATGTCTACTTATGATGCGTTCCACAAAGAAATAAAGAATAGCATAAACGGCAATTTTGAACATGAAATACACGATTGGGACACAATTAAAAAATCAATATCAATATTGATTAACAATAATCCTCAAGGTGTGGGTCAAAATATTGTAGACTTCATCGATCTTGGGGGTTGGGGTCATATATCAAGCTTTTCATTTGATGATTCGACGAGAAGGCTAGAACTTGAATGGTTTGAAAATGACAAGTTTCACATCTACATAGATTCAGTAGTATTTCTTGAATTGAATGAATCAATTTATGTTTTTTTAAAAGGATTTTATAACAACCAAGTATCTTTAAATAGAATATATAATACAAAGTGCACATCATGTGAATTTACCAATACTGGCTCCTATATGGTCGATATTGATAGGGTTGTCAAAGGAGTTAATGAAGCAATACAGACACCCAACATAAATTGCTACACTACATGTATTCTAACAAGACCATTAAATGGAGGGGTAACCTCCACGGGTTTTTCACGACATGCTATGGACGCCATAAATCTTCACTTAGCGCGTGTGAAAATTGATTCTTTATACGATGAGGTTAATGAAGTTATAGAATATGACCGGGATTTCTTACAGGAAAAAGGAAATACTGCACGTAGATATTTAGAGTACATACTCATTCTTGTTGGCATCCGCATAATGCATTTGCAAAATATTCAGTATCAAGAGCAAATGCTAGGAACGTTAGTATCCGTCATTGACGCATTAGACTACACACCGCTAATGAAGAATGATATTGAAATTGCGAAAAATACGCTTAACGCTTGCAGCCATCATGGCGGGATTATGATTGAAAAAAGAGAAATAATTTTCGCATTGAATTTTATAAAGAATGTGATCACAGCTATTGATAAAACTGACATAAACAAATTGCAACTTAACGGAATAATAAAATCCCTTCAGGATTAGATTAACGCATATAATATCCTGTGATAGTAAATATCTAAGATGATAATTGTGGCATAGTCCTGACTCACAAGCACTACTCAAGTAGTACAACTAAAGTCACTGAATTTTACTATAGAAAAGTGGCAGCAAAGTGGCAGCAGAGCGCAACGCTATGTGCCACTTTTCATCACTATTCGGCCTAAAGAAAACATAAAAATCAGTAAGTTACTGATTTTACTCGTTTCAAAATGGGACTCATAATCGCTTGGTCGCTGGTTCAAACCCAGCAGGGGCCACCAAATTTAGCGATGAAAATCATGCAGTTAAGCCACCTTTTGAGGTGGCTTTTTGTTTGTCATTCATAGTGGCGATCAAATGGCGATACGTTTTCTAAAGCACATCTAAATATCAATCACGCTCCAACTCATTCACCTGCCACCGCACCGAACTTACGCCCTTTTCCAGACTGATGCGGCTCACCAGGCTTTCCAGCTGATCGGTTAATGTTGGATTGCCAATCACCTCAGCATTCACCTCCATGCGATGCGGCGGATCCAAATCCTCACTGTGCAGTGATTGCAGGCGCAATCCGCTGCCGCCCAGCGTGTGCAGCATTAGGCTGCGAACCTGAACCT